TCGCAAGTGCGGGGGACCTGAACGTCAGCGATATGTCGGCCCAGTCTCCCGTCGGCACTACACTTGCTCTACTCGAGCGCCAGTTGAAGGTGATGTCGGCGATTCAGGCCCGTATCTACTACGCCATGAAGCAGGAGTTTGGGCTGCTGCGGGACATCATCCGCGACTATACCCCTGCCGAGTATGATTACGTGCCGGAAGACGGCACGCCTCAGGTCAAGAAGGACGACTACGACCTCGTCACGGTGATCCCCGTGTCGAACCCCAATGCTGCTACGATGGCCCAAAAAGTCGTGCAGTATCAGGCGGTTCTTCAGTTGGCCCAGTCGGCCCCGCAGATTTACAACATGCCGTACTTGCATCGGCAGATGCTGGAGGTCTTGGGCATCTCAAATGCATCCAAGCTGGTTAAAATGGACGAGGACGCGGTGCCTACCGACCCGGTTAGCGAGAATATGGACATTTTGAACGGCAAACCCGTCAAGGCGTTCCTGTATCAGGACCATCAATCCCACATCACGGTTCACCAGTCCGCGATGCAGGACCCCCACATCATGCAGTTAATGGGTCAAAACCCGCAGGCGCAGGCCCTCATGGCTGCTGCACAGGCGCATATTGCTGAACATATCGCCTTCGAATACCGCAAGCAGATTGAGGACGCGGCTGGCGTGCCATACCCGCCGCCCCATGCCCAGATGGACCCGGGTACCGAAGTGCAGGTGTCCCGCATGGCTGCTGCTGCAGCGCAGCAGGTGTTGCAGAAAAGTCAGGCTATTGTTGCCCAACAGAAGGCCCAACAGGCGCAGCAGGACCCGCTGGTGCAGATGCAGCAGCAAGAGCTTCAGATCAAGCAGGGCGAACTCGGGATCAAGCAGAAGAAGCTTATTATGGATGCCGCAGACAAGGCCGACAAACAAAAGATTGAGCGCGAGCGCATAGCTGCGCAAGAGCGTATTGCTGGCCTACAGGTCGGCGCAAAGATTGCTTCAGACAAGCATAAAATATCTGCCGATCAGCAACACGCTGGTCTTCAGATGGGCATCGACGTTGCCCAAGACATGGCGGATCGCATTACCCCGCCAACACCCCAGAAACCGTAGGAGAATAAATGAGGGACGATGTACTGAAGTACATTTCAGATAAAATACAGAGTGAATACAAAGTGCTGTCAGATGACTTGGCTATCGGAAAGGCCAAGGATTTTGGCGATTACAAGTACGCTTGCGGGATCATCCGTGGGCTTTTGCTTGCAAACAACATGATTATTGAAACCGTAGAAAGGCTGGAAACCTCAGATGACTGAACTGCTGATCGGCTCAAACACCGATAATGTAGACGACGCTACCGTACTCCCCGAGACCGCCGAACAGAAAGCCAAGCAGCTACCGGACCCTAGCGGGTATCGTATCCTGTGTGCGCTGCCTGAGATCGACACGAAGACTGATGGCGGGATCATCAAGGCTGATATCACTATTCACCACGAAGAACTGCTTACTACGGTCCTCTTCGTCCTGAAGATGGGTCCTGACGCCTATAAAGATGAAAAGCGTTTCCCCAGCGGCCCATGGTGCAAGCAGGGTGATTTTGTCCTTGTGCGCCCGCACGCAGGCACCCGGGTGAAGATTCACGGGCGGGAATTCAGGATTATTAACGATGATGCTGTTGAGGGGGTTGTAGAAGACCCTCGCGGTATCTCCAGAGCCTAGGAGGCACAAGTGGTTGATAACAATAAAGAAAAAGACGATTTTGAGTTTGAAATCGAAAGGAATGAACCTACGCCGGTAGGGGCAAAAACACCAGAAAAACCGGTTATCGAGGTCGAGGACGACACACCCGAAGAAGACCGGGGTCGTTCGCCTATGCCGGAGGCTATTGTTGCCGAGCTAGAAGCCGATGAGTTGGAAGAATATTCCGACAAGGTTAAGACCCGCCTTAAGCAGATGAAAAAGGTCTGGCACGACGAGCGCCGCGAGAAGGAACGGGCATTTCGTGAACAGCAGGAAGTCGTCACGGCTGCGAGGAAACTACTCGATGAAAACAAGCGGCTCAAAGCCACACTTTTCCAAGGCGAACAGACACTTGTCCAGACTTACCGGTCAGCGGCTGAGCTTGAGATTGCTGCGGCTAGACGTGCGTACAAAGAGGCATATGAGGCTGGTGATTCTAATGCGGTCACTGATGCTCAGGAGAAGTTGATCGCGGCGAGTAACAAGCTTGAGAGTATCAAGAACTACAGGCCGACTTTACAAGCCCCGGAAACTGAAGTACAAAATAACAGGCAAGAACAATCGGTGCCACAAGCACCCGTTGTCGACGCTAAAGCCCGTGCGTGGCAAGAGCGCAATATGTGGTGGGGCACCGACGACGAGATGACAGCCTCTGCTTTGGGGTTGCATCAGAAGTTACAAAAACAGTACGGCGGTAATTTCGTCGGTACTGACGAGTATTGGCGGGCCATCGATAACACGATGCAGCGCCGGTTTCCCGAGTATTTCGGGGAAGAAAAACCGACGAACGGGGGCGGCAAGCCCGTATCGCGCAACGAAACTAGACCCGCCACAGTGGTTGCTCCCGCTTCTAGGAGCACATCCTCAAAAAAGATTGTGCTTAAACAGTCGCAACTAAATATTGCGAAAAAACTAGGGCTAACACCCGAGCAGTACGCCCGGGAAATCAGGAAAATGGAGAACTAATATGGCCGAGAATAGACTTGCACGCGAACTTGAGACTCGTATTGAAGGCGAACGCCCCAAATCATGGCAGCCTGCTTCCTTGCTCCCTGAGCCGGATAAGCAGCCGGGTTATGACTATCGGTGGGTTCGTGTTTCGGTTCTAGGCCAGAGTGACCCCCGTAATCTTTCTTCCGCAGTGCGGGAGGGGTGGGAGCCAGTCCGGGTAGAAGAGCAGCCCAAGTTCCGTTTGTTCCTCGATCCCACGAGTCGTTTTAAGGACAATATTGAGATCGGGGGGCTGTTGCTCTGCAAGGCTCCTGTTGAGTTCACTAAACAGCGTAAAGAATATTACGCCAAAAAGAGTCTCGATCAGGTTCAGTCTGTGGACAACAACTTCATGAGAGAAAACGACGCTAGGATGCCTCTTTTTGCTGAAAAGCGGTCTTCTACGTCGTTCGGCAAAGGCAAATAACCTAGGAGCTAAAGATGGCTTATCCTTCCGTTACGGCCCCGTATGGGCTGATTCCGATCAATTTGATCGGCGGGCAGGTGTTTGCTGGTGCGACTCGTCTGATCCCGATTGATTCCAATTCTGCTACCGCCATTTATTATGGCGACGTGGTGAAGTTGAACTCTTCGGGTACTCTGTCGAAGGACACTGGTACCACCGCCGCCACCCCTGTCGGCGTTTTCCTTGGGTGCACGTATACTAACGGCACTTACGGCAAGACGTTCCGTCAGTACTATCCCGGCAGTGTTAACGCTTCGGACATTCAGGCTTATGTGCAGGATGACCCGGACGCGCTGTACAAAGTCGCGGTTGTTACCGTGTATAATTCTACCACCGTTAGCTACGTGAACCGTACTTCCGTTGGTAATAACGCGGTTCTGGCTCAGAACACTGGTAGCACTATTACCGGTAATTCCGCTGTCGCCATCACCTCTGCCACTGACGTGACCAGCACTTGGCCGGTTCGCGTCATTGACGTTGTGCCGGAGACGGCTATTGCTGGTTATCCCGGTTCCTACACGGAAGTTATCGTGAAGTGGAATCAGGGCATGCACCAGTACCTCAACCCCACTGGCGTGTAAGGAGATTTGAACAATGGCTATTTCACGCGCACAACTCCTTAAGGAGCTTCTGCCCGGTCTGAACGCCCTGTTCGGTCTGGAATATGCTCGCTATGGCGAAGAGCATAAGGAAATGTTTGATACTGAGACTTCTGAACGTTCGTTCGAAGAAGAAACCAAGCTGTCGGGCTTCTCGGCTGCTCCGGTTAAGAACGAAGGTTCGGCCATTGCGTATGACAATGCGCAGGAAGTCTTCACTGCCCGCTATAACCACGAGACCATTGCTTTGGGTTTCTCGCTGACTGAAGAAGCGATTGAGGACAACCTCTACGATTCTCTGTCTTCGCGTTACACCAAGGCGCTGGCCCGTGCCATGGCGTATACCAAGCAGACCAAGGCGGCTGCGGTTATTAACAACGGCTTTAGCTCGAACTACCTCGGTGGTGACGGCCAGCCTCTGTTTAGCCAGAGCCATCCGCTGGTCTCCGGTGGTGTCAACTCCAACACGTCCGCTACCAATGCCGACCTGAACGAAACTGCGCTTGAAAACGCGGTTATTCAGATCGCCGGTTGGACGGACGAACGCGGCCTGCTCATCGCGGCTAAGCCCAAGAAGTTGATTGTTCCGCCGAACCTGATGTTTGTTGCCACCCGCCTGCTTGAGACGGAACTCCGTGTCAACACCGCCGACAACGACATCAACGCGATCAAGTCGAATGGTTCGATCCCGGAGGGTTACACTGTTAACCACTTCTTGACCGATACCCTCGGCTGGTACCTGACGACGGATGTTCCGAATGGTCTGAAGCACTTTGTCCGTACGCCTCTGGCGAATTCCATGGATGGAGACTTCGATACCGGTAACGTTCGTTATAAGGCCCGTGAACGTTACAGCTTCGGTTGGAGTGATCCTCTGGGCATCTACGGCTCGCAGGGCTAAGAACTCGGGGGGAAGGGGCTAAAACCCCTTCCCCTTAAGTTTGTTTTGTTATACGTTGCCCCTAACTAGGGTTTTTACCTGTACCGACTGACCTAGCAGACGTAGTAGAGACGGTACGGGGATGTGCTACTACACGGAGATATTCTAATGGCTCTTACTACCTTTTCCGGTCCCGTTCAGTCGAACAACGGTTTCCAGACCTCTACCATTGTGGCGCTGGATGGAACCGCTGCCATCACTATTGCGAACACCACGGGCGCTGTGACTTTCTCCAGCGGCCAGAACACCACTGGCACGACTACCGGTTTTACGCAGGCGACGGGTTCCAACGTGCTGAGCGGCAGCACCTTCACGGGTAACAGCGGTACCACCGCCTATACCATTGGCGATATCGTCCATGCGCTGAAGGCCACCGGTATCCTCGCTCTCTAAAGGATAACCTCCGATGGCTATGCAGACTGATGTCAAGGCATCGAAACCCCTTACTTCTACTGGTTCTTTTTTGGATCAGGCGGGTAATGCGATTCCTCGTACTCGTATCAAATCCATTTACGCAATCCCCGGTGCTTCCGCAGGTAGTGTTGTAATTACCGACGGATCAGGCGGCCCCACGTTGGTTACTGTTAACACTCCCACGGCTACCAATGCCGGTGCGGTGTATATCTTGGTTCCGTCGGAAGGGCTTCTTGCGCAAACTGGGCTTTATGGCACGGTGACCAATGCTGCCTCCGTCACAGTCTTCTACGCCTAACCAGAAAAGTTACGACCTAGCTGGGCGTAGTTTGTTTGTTGCGCTTCCGGCCTATGACTTTAAGGTTTCCTTGAAGTTGGCTGTGTCTTTGGCGCGGCTGGCCCAGATGGCACCAACTCATGGCATTGACCTGCAAATCGGTAGTGTTTGCGGGTGTTCTGTCGTTTCTCGTGCTCGCAACTTGCTGGCGCAGGATATGCTGGAATCCAAGTGCACGGACCTGATCTTTATCGACAGCGATATTAACTTCGAACCGGACGATGTGCTCAGGCTTATGGCTTGGGCTTCGGACCCTAAGAAGGGTATCGTTGCGGGGGTTCCTCGCACTCGCAGCGAAGAAAAAGTTTACATTGCGGCTCTGGACCACGACGAGAACAATGACCTTACCATGAACGGCATGGGACTAGTCCGTGCAAAGCGCGTGGCTACTGCCTTCATGCTGGTGCGTCGTGAGGTCTTCGAGAAGATGGCTGCTACGCATCCTGACTGGCGGTACCGCGATGTGCGCAGTGACCGCTGGCTAACTGCGATGTTTGATTTTAAGCTTACCGAAGAAGGCTATATGGGGGAGGACTTCCTCTTCTGTGACCGTGCGCGTGAGCTTGGCTTCGAAGTCTGGATCGACCCCGCTATCAAGCTCGGCCATATGGGCGTACAGGAGTACGTCGGTGAGTTCGGCAAGGATTCCC